AGAGCGCGGCGGAATACTTCAACACAGCAAGCAACAGATTTTCCAGAACCTACGGGACCGCGTATGCCACGAAAGAAAGTGTTGTCTTTCATAAAGCCCTTTAGGACATCACCGTCAGGCTTATACTTGAAGTCAACCACTACCGCAGCCCTTTATCCACGCCGAACTTAATCATACGTTGCACGACCTCGGGGCCAATGCTTTCAATTAGCTTGTCACACTCAGCATCGGTAACAAAAGACTTGCCGTGCTTTGCTTCAACATAGGCAAACTCAGTCTTGCGAACAATGCCACGAAGCATTTGTAGCTCCATAGGCTTTAACGTGCTGATAAAGCTCATTTATAATCAGAGCCTCTAGCGCCGCTAGCCATCTTAGCTTTACGCTTTCGCATTGCGATACGAAACGCCTTTTGTCTTTTTTTAAACTCAGCGTCAGATTCGCCTTTTCTCTGGCGAATAAAGTTTACGCCTTCTACTGCTTTACTTTCCATTTCTATATTTCCTTACTTTGTTGGCAATAGCTTTCGGTTGAGCCACATGTTGCTTACCTTGAGCCTTACCCTTTCGTTTAGCTGCGGTTGTCGCTGCATACTCTGAGCTACTTAACGCCTTAATGGCTTTAGCAGGAAGGTAGCGCTCTCCCGTTTCACTGGACTTCTTTCCAGACTTAGTGCGCCACTTCTGCTTGCCCCAGTTTACCAGAGATTTCTGAGGAGACTTCATCGGTATCCACCACCAGCAGCTTTGTATCGTTTAGCAAGTAGCTGCGCTTTACGAGCAGACCACTTACCTGCTGCTGTTCCTTGAACATTCGCTGCCTTTATGCGGTTAAACAGTGTCTTCCGCATCTTGGGCTTCGTGTAGTTGCCTGCTTCATTTACCGCCATTCTTCTTCACCTTGGCTGTTTTCTTTGGTTTCGCTGGTTTTACTTCGGCATCTGCAATGAAAAGCAGACGTTTAGTCCCCGGCTTGCGCGTTGCGCCTGTGTAAGTAATTCCAGCAAGAACGTGAGTAGGCCCATCATACGCCTCTCCTGAGTTAGCAATCTTCCAAGCCATTAGTATCCAGCTCCATAAGGGTTAAGTAAACTACGCCGCGCACTTCCTATACGCTGCTCCGGTGTCTCAACGTCTTTCATCTCAGGGGCTTTACGCTCAACCTTGTCTTGAGACAACGAAGGCAATGCTCCGTAGTTCACCTTCTGCTTTGCGTACATCTCCGCCGCGCTTGGTCCTGAGCTTTTACCACCGAAACACATAGTCTATCCCCTCGGGTCAAATCTGCGGCTAAGATAACTAGCTGCATTGTAAGTTGGGCTTGTGTCTAGAACGCGCTGAAAGAGACTTGGGTTTAAACGCCGACCAGTTGATTGACGATAAGCGTTACCAGTACGAGCCTTCGGGCGTGTTACCTTGTCGCTGCTCGAAGATGCTTTGTAAGTAGAGCCAGTAGGTCTTGTATATGTATCCCCAGTCCTGTCCCTGTTCTGTGATTCAATCGCGCTGCGTTCTTGCGATGCCTTTAGATCAGCTTCGTTCTTAGCCTTTGTCCCGCCAAAGCACATTACTTGTTCCCTTCTTTAATCATATCAGCTTCCATCTTCTCAACGCGCTTCAGCAATGAATAGTGCTTGCTGGAGATAACATCGTTCTTCTTGGGGATGCGCTTCAGATTAAACGCCTTGATGATAGCTCGCTTAATAACCTTGAGAGGCTTATTGTTGTGAGCCTTTTCCATGTCATCAAGCTGACTGCTTAACCGTTCATACACAGCTTGCTTGGTAATCGGTTTCTTCAGAGTATTGTTACCCACGGGACTTATTCCTTTTGGTTATCGCAGCAGCTTTCTTCCGGGCATCTGCTGGGGAAGAGGCGCCCCATGCTTTCAATGCTAAAGCCTTACGAGTCGGACGACCCTTCTCGTCTTTCATCGGACCCTTAACACCCGCCATTCTAGCAAGGAAAGAAGCACGGCGGGGATTGTCTCCAGACTTAACAGGAGCCTTCAACTTGGAACCCGTGGTCTTGTTAAAGTGGGCGCGTCCAGCTGCGTTTAAACCGCCGCTAGGATTTTGATGCTTCTTCGCTACCATAACCTGTACTCTGTAATGCAGCCTTCACCTTCGTCATGTCCTGTCGGGGAGGAGGTGTCGGCTCTGGTTTCTTTTTAAATCTGCTCATAATCGGACCTTAGCTAAAGAAAAAATAATTATCAACCGCACAGAATAGCAGGGAGTATCTCGGCTCGTTGCGCAGGGTGATCGAGCCTTGAGGGCTAATAATGTTTGTGGGGGACCATGTCACACTAGCTAAGTCCTAGTTTTTCCCCCTACCCCCATATCTAGCCAGTCCTACGCCATGCAAATCTCAGAGAATATTAACCTAAGTCTATACTGACACGGATGTCACCAGCTACCTGAACCTGACTACGATCAATGGGCTTATAGCCTGCTCGGTCTAGTAAATCCTTGCTAGCTTCTAGCTGAACGTACTCTGACTTAGCCCCCATGGCTAGCCGTCTCACTGTTCCTGCTGCCAAGGTAGCACTAAGCCCGAACTCCTCGTTCATCCTCTGCATTAGATACTGCTGCACATGTGGTAGCTTCATCGTCTTGGTAGCAGTTACTCTTCCAGACTCACCCTTACTGTATCCAGCTTCCTCTGCTGCCTTAGCTATCGTACACCCTCTTGCTACAATGGTGTCAACTAATGCTGTCTGTTTCTTAGTCAGCTTTCTTGTATTCGGAACATTAGTCATCTGTACATACCATCATTTAATCCCATTGCTTGCCCCCCTCTCCCTCTCTCCCCCCAACAGGCACCATTTCCAACTTGCTTGTCAATATGTGACGTAGCGTCACTACACGAAATAGGTATCATACTACCCCTCTTAGCTATTGACGCGCTAAACGTACTACACCCCACATCCAGCAAGTATCGCCAATTTAGATAGGCATTGCCGCTGTTCTCCTTGTCAATCACCCAACCTCTTGCCTTGCCCTGCGTGACAAGCTCCACAAAACATTCGCAACTACTTTCCATTCTTAGCATTGGCCATTGTGTGTGTGGCTAGCGTTGGACCAGCACCACCTGAGCCTGCTGGGGAAAGCAGTTGCGAACGTCAAGCCCCAGCAAGCTGGGATTTGTGGGCATGTCTCTGGGTCTGCATCAAGAGGGTTGGCCTCTTGACTAACAGGAGAACTAGGAAATGACTAACGTATCTAAATTGGCTCAACTTAAACTAGATGTTATTAACTATCACGCTACAGACAAGCCGTCAGCAGACGGTCCAGTCATCAACAACAGATTCCTCATCGGACTTGGACGCGATGCCTGCTACACATCTCACAACAGCCTCACCTTCAAGAAGAAACAGATCGCTGATTCACTTGCTGAGTACGACATTGCTGTAGATGAGAAAAATACATACTCAATGGAACGTACCGAGCGCTGGATCAATACACTGTATCCTGAACTTGAAGAGCTTGAAGCTCGTCATAGCGCCGATCTTGAAGTCTTCGCTGCACTGACAGGCGGTGAGGTCTGGACGCCTAACAAGCGCCCTGCACCCAGCAAAGCTGCCAAGCCTGCTAACTTCAACAAGCTCAGAGAGCGGGTGGCGTAAGTCACCCCCGAGGGGAGCTTAGGCTCCTCTCAACTCTATCAACTCTATCAACAGGGAGCTTCAACATGGGCGATCGTGAAGACAAACTAATCTTCGGACTCTACATCGTAGTCCTTTTTACAACGACACTAGGCATCATCTTCATGCCGTGACGTTGCGTAAAATGAAACGATTAAAATTGATAAAAGCGTCCGACCATATACTATGGTATAAAGTTTAAATAAACTTCTGAAGGAGAACACAATGGAAGTATCAGCACACAGAGTAACCAACGTGAGGGTCAAGGAGACTATTCACGATGGCTTTGCCGTCAAGCAAATCACATTCCTTGATGGTGACAACAACATGATAACAATCAGACTGTTTGGCAGCAGTCGAACAGAACTAAACTTTATTCACGAAGATACAATAGACGCAAGGGAGAACGCGCTATGCTAGACTTTCAATCCAACAGCTACAACTTTCCAGTGGAAGAGCAGCCTGTCTTTACTCAAGACGGTGAGCTTATCCCAGATCATAAGTGTATTGTGCGCACAGACACAGGCAAGACGCTTGGCATGCACGGCAGTCGATACAAGATGATACCACATGAAAATGTGGTTGAGTCCATCATCGACGGAGTTAAAGCAAGCAACCTGACCAGTGACTATGAGGTTAGCGTTAGCGTAGCTGAAGATGGCCGTAAGCTAAGAGGTGAGATAATCTTTCCTGATCTAGTGCAGGAGCCAGTAGTAGGTGACTATACACAGTTCCGTGTCAGCTTCTTCAATAGCTATGACGGATCATGGCCCTTTTCTCAGCAAGCCAATGGTCTCAGATTGTTTTGCTTGAATGGATGCACCACACCAGATGCTATTGCCAAGTCACGCTTCAAGCACACAGCATCTGTCAACGTAGATGGGAGCGCATCTAAGATTATAGGTGGTGCAGAACATTTCATGGGTCGCAGTAAGCAGTGGCAGTCATGGATGCAGACACGATTGAACAACGATCAGGTCGAGCATTTCTTTCGGTCAACTATATGCAAGGTAGTTACCAAACAAAAACAAATGGTTAAGACTAACGAGAAGCAACTCGAGAATCTTATCTCGGGTTGGGATCGTGAGAAAGCAGATCTCGGTTGGAACAAGTGGGCATTGTATAACTGCCTGACCCACTGGGCTACGCATACCAATGACCTCAGATCACCAGAGGTAGCGCGATACAATCGCGAGATCTTAATCAGCAATGCAATGAATCACAAACTGTTCACCTCAATGGTGGGCGAAAACGTAATCTAAGGAGAACACAATGCGTATGTCACGACAGCACTATGAATTTCTAGCTGATAAACTTGGGCCACTTGTACCGTGGCCCACCCATCTTCATAGCATTGCCGATGAACTCGAGGCAACGAACCCAAGGTTTGACAGAGATAAGTTTATCAAACGTGGGACCGCAGCATGGGAGGCTAACTATGTAGCTCCTGTTATAGAGGATGAGATACCGTACTCATGAATGTATTCAAGCACTCAGTATCATGCCCCGTATGCACTGGTGATGGCTTCATTGAAGTAGAATATATGCCCGGGCGTACATCATACAACGATGCGCCCGAGCCTTATTGTGAGACAGAGACATGCGAGAACTGCGGTGGCGATGGAGAAATAGAAGTCGAGGATGTTGACTTCAACGAATAGATTGCTGCACTAATGCAGCATGAAATCGTATCTTCAAATAATAAAAGAGCAAGCAGCGGAGGCAAACGTCCCGCTGCTCAAGGCTTTCAGTCGAGCAAACATACCGACATCAACTTACTATAGGACTATCAATGAAGAGACCGAGGTACGGTACAACACTGCACTGAGGGTGAGCTATGCCATTGAACAAGTTCGAGAGATACAACAAGCCCGTGAAGATACCAAGAGATTACGAGCCGATGGTAAGCATGTTGATAGACGCGCGATTAAAGCGAAAGTTAAGCCAAGAAAGATTGGCT